GAACTCCGGGAACTGCTCGCCAACGTGCTGTCGGACGAGAAGAACGGCAAGACCGCTGCCGAGGCAATCCTCGATGCCCTGCGCAGTAAGGCTCTCCGGGGCGATGTCAGGGCTGCTGAACTGCTCCTCGACCGGGCCTACGGCAAGTCGGCCGTCAGCGTGGACCTGACCGGTGAGGTCAATGTCAACACCGTAATCCGGCCCAAGCCGGTCGAGTGATGCCGTCACTTGACCTTTCCGACCACCGCCTCTGGACGGCCCGGTACTTGCCGGGCATTACCAATCCCAGAACCTACAACCTGCTGTGGGGTTCGGCCGGCTCCGGGAAGAGCCAGACCATGATCCAGTTTTTTCTCTCCGAAATCTTCGACACACAGACCAACCAGAACCAGACTTTTTTCGTGGTCCGCAAAGTCGCGACTACTATCCGAAACTCGGTCTTCGCGGATTTCAAAAACAAGGTCACCGATTGGGGGCTGGAGAAATGGATTCACGCCAAGGCCGCGATGCTCGAGATTCAGTGCGGCACCAACCGCATCGTGTTCATCGGCTGCGACAACCCGGAGAAACTCAAGTCGCTGGCCCAAGCCAAGTACATCTGGGTAGAGGAGGCCACCGAACTCAGCTTTGATGACTGGACTCAAATCACGCTCCGTCTCCGGGGTAAGAGTGTCAGCAAGAAGCGATTCTTCGTCACCTTCAACCCGATCAGCGACAGCCACTGGATCAAGCGTGTGTTCTTCGATGAGCGTCACAAGATGGAGGCCGACTCGGTGCTGGACATTCACGGCACGTACCAGGACAACATCGACAAGCTGGATGCCGAGTACGTGGCACGGATGGAAGCCCTCGAGGTCATCAATCCAACTATGCACCAGATCTACGCTCTCGGCCAGTGGGGAGTGTGGGATCGGGAGTCGCTCTTCTGCCAGCACTTTGACGAGAAACGCCACGTGGTGGATGGCGAGATCAAGGCTCACCCGGATTACGAACTCTACCTCAGCTTCGACTTCAACGTGACCAACACCTGCGTGCTATTCCAGTTCATCCGCAACACTGAGAAACACGCAACCCTCGCGCACATCAACGTGCTGAAATGCTACCGCATCGGTGACCTGGTGCAACTCTGCCAGACGGTGCGGATGGAGTATCCGGGCCTGCGCTACATCATCAACGGAGACCCGGCCGGCCGGAGTCGCTCGGCTTTGACCCACGGTAATCAGAGTGCTTACCAGATTATCAGCACCCAGCTGAACATCGCAACCGAGCAGCTTCAGGTGATGGCCTCGGCACCGAGCCACTTTGCAACCAAGGTCATCAGCGACCTGGTGTTTCAGAAATGCGTGGTCCGAATCAGCAAGCCCTACTGCGGTGTGCCGAAGCAGCTGGCCTACACGCCAACCGGCATGGCCTACGGTGACCTCATCAGCGACTTTAAAGAGGCGAAGGTCGACCGCATTGTCAGCCTCGACCCCTGGAAGAAGAAGAACCCGGACAAGTCGCATGCTCTGGATGCCTACCGCTACTTCATCTTCACCAACTTCCGCGACATTGCTGCCGATTACAACCTCTCCAAATTCGGGGTTGATGGATTCGATTAGTTTCTTACTTTTGCGTTATGGCATGCAATGACTGCTCCTCCTGCTACCCACTCTGCGACCTGGTCATCAGTTGCGCTCAGGTGGTGTTCGTGACCGTGCCGCCAGCCTACACCGGAGAGACAATCAATCTGCGACTGGTCAACGGCCGCAATCACGTTGCCATCATTCCCGGGCTGCCGATTACCTCGGGAGTGGTCGAGTTCAATGCGGTGGATGAGTTGCCGGAAGCATTCTTAAACCCCTACGGAGGACCGTTCACTCTCCAGTTCTTCGACCCGTTGCTGCTCCAGCCGATTGAGTTCACGGCCAAGGATGCCAAGGTCTATTCTTGCGTCACGTTCCACGTGGAGCAGACTACCGGGAGCGACACCACCGATGCCATTATAAACGCATTCAATGACACCATTGCGACACCTTACTGATGAATATACTACTAGTTGCGGTGGCAAGCGTAGAGGGTGCTGCCTCATTGTGCCTATTGTCACTGATGACGGCTGCGCTGTCCTTGTTCATCGACTACTGCCTGGATCATCACCCGATTGGAATCTGGTACTTGCGATGGCTAAAAAGCCTCCCCGAAAATATCGCAAAGCCTCTCGGTGAGTGCATCTACTGCTCCGGCAGCTGGCTGCACATTGGCATCGTCTTTCTCGTCTGTGATTACTCTCTATGCGATTCCTTGATTTCTTTAGGCGCAAACCACCTATTCCTGCGCCTGACCCGGCTGCTGAAGCCATAGACCCGGAGAAGCAATACTCCAATCCTGAGTACCGCAAGCACTGGGATAGCATCGTCTGGGCATTCAAGTCGGGCGATGTCAACTACTTCTGCTGGAATGACACCATCAAGCTGCCGATTGAGCGGATGCACGCAGCCAAAGCCGTGTTTGAAGAGGTCGAGTACCGGCTAAACCCGGACCTGCTCCGTGCTGCTCTCACCAGCATTTATAAGCTGACCGTGGACCGGAAGCGGTCGGCAGAATCGAGCCTCATTGAGATCGGCAAGGTTGCGGCACTGACCTCTGAGAAGCTGGACATCGCGACCAGTCCGGCCATCGAATTGAAATTATCCAGCATTTATTACTTCGACGAGCGCGAAAACCCGTTTGGCTACGATTACCAGTATGCGGCCACTAAAATCGCCAACTGGATGCGGAACCAGGATCTCCCTGCTTTTTTTTTGACAAGCCCCAACGCGAAATTTCTGCCGGGTGGAGCCGAATTGCGCAGGATTTCCCAAGACTTTTTCGCAATGATAAACGGGGAGGCAAACCTCGCGCTGCTGCTGGGGAGTTATCTTTCTACTCTCGGCAGTTCGGACTTGCTCGACGCAGATACCGCGAGAACCTTATCTTTGCAGAAGGAGTTGGAATCGACATTGAGAGACTTGTCTCTCAATCAGCCTACACCTACTATCTAGCCTACGATCACTGGCTAGAGGCGCAACGCAAGAAAGCCCAGCAAAGCCATGGCTAATTTATCAAGTAATACCATTGCGGTCAAGTATGTAATCGATGATGGCTCCATTGCCAAGGCCATCGGTAGCTTTCAAGACCTGACTGATGAGGAGAGAAAAGCAATACTCGAGTCTAAAAGACTGCGAGAAGAACTTGGAAAAACCGGTAAGGAAGGATCTACTGCCGTAAAAGGCGTTGGTAGTTCGATGGGTAGTTTAGGGTCCATTGCTCAGACTGCTGGGACTGCTATCGTTGCTGCTTTTTCAGTTCAAAAAGTATTAGAATTTGGAAAGGCAACGCTTGATGTTGCCGGAAAATTTCAAAAGTTTGCCGCTATCCTTGAGAATACATTGGGCAGTAATAGTGCTGCTCAAGGGGCTTTGGTCCGCATTCAGGAACTAGCTGCTAAAACACCATTTTCGGTGGACGAATTGACAGCGGCTTTTGTAAAACTAGCCAACCAGGGATTTCAGCCTACAAACAAACAAATTATCGCGTTAGGTGATTTGGCGGCAAGCACTGGTAAATCATTCGACCAATTAAGCGAAGCACTCATTGATGCTCAAGTCGGAGAATTTGAACGGTTAAAAGAATTTGGAATACGGGCGCAAAAAGAAGGTGATAAAGTCAGCTTTACTTTTAAGGGAGTAAAGACTCAGGTCGATTTTACAAACGATTCAATACGCAACTACATTGTTGGCTTGGGGGATGTTGCTGGAGTTTCTGGTGCGATGAGTAAAACCAGTGCGACTCTGGAAGGTAGTATATCCAACCTTGGTGATGCCTGGGAGCAATTACTCAACAACATCGGCCAGAGATTGGCTCCGGTATATCAGAAAGCAATTCAGGTAACCGCTATTTTTCTTGGAAAGTTAAAAGACCTTTTTCAAGGCGAAGAGGCTGCGTTGAATGAATTTCAAGGAAAAGCCTTCAATGATTACACTGAGTTTTTTAAAAAAGTCAGCGATCAAGGCTTAAAAAATCTAGTTTCCAATACTGCAAGGCGTTTAGAAATTTTAGCAGCCGAAACAAAAGAAGCCGAGAAAAATTATCGCGCTCAAGAGTTGGCATTTCAAAAAAGCAGGGCCAAGATGCAAGATGAGAAAGGCTCTGGTTTTACCCGACAAGCGCAATTACAAATGGAGGCCGCAAAAAAACAGTTGGATGCTGCAAAAAAAACAGAGGCTCAATTTAAAGCCTCAAACGAAGCGGCAGTTGCTGAACTTAAACGCAGAGCCGATGCTCAAGTAGCCGCAAAAGCTGCCGAAGAAAATGCAGCGGTGGCTGCACAAGCGCAAGCAAAAAAATCTTATGAGGAAGAGTTAAAATTACTTGACCTAATGAGACAACAGCAAAAAATTGAAGCCCAATTACGAAAAGACAAGTCATCTGAAATGGCGGCTGAACGCAGGTATGCTGAGGAGGTATACAATCTTACCCTTGAATACAGCAATAAAGGCATCGGCATTTTGGCTCAAGAGGTCGAGTTAAAGAAGGCACTCCGGGATAAGGCCGTCCAAGATTATCGTGTGGCTCAGTCGCAGGAATTTATGCAGATTAAAACCGGGTCGGAAATTTTAGCAAAGCAAAAAGAAAATTCAGATAAAGAAATTCAAGACCTGCACAAGGCTGGTGTTGACCGGATGCTTGATGCATCTAAGCAATATGAGGCTGAACAGAAAGCCTTGAGAGACCAAGCTGTTGAAGACACTAAAAAGGCCGAGGAATTAAAACAGCAAGCTTTTGAAAAATCCATCGAACTTGCTCAAACCCTTTTTAACGGATTTATCAATCTATACAATCAAGGGCTGGATGCCCAGCTGAGTCGGATTCAGAAGCAGTACGATGAGGAAATCCGACTGGCCGGTGACAATGAGCAGAAGGTAATGGAGTTGAACGAGAAGAAGAGGCAAGCGGAGAAGGAGATCAAGACCAAGCAATTCAGAGCCGACCAGGTCAATGCCGTTGCCAACGTGCTGTTTCAATCGGCACCCCAGATTGTCAAGTATTCAGTCACCGCACCACCTCTGGCCGCGATAGTTGCCGCGATTGCAGCAGCGCAGACCGGTTTCATTCTGGCGCAGCCGGTGCCGGAGTTTGCGAAAGGTACTAGAGGCAAGGCCCACAAGGGTAAGGCGATAGTCGGTGAGGAGGGCCGCGAACTTGTGGTCACCGAGTCGGGGAAGACCTACCTTACTCCTGGCACTGCGAGTCTGGTGGACTTCAAAGAGCGGTCTCACATCCTGCCGGCCGACATTACCGAAAGGATGATGGGCAGCTACTATGCCAACCGCACAGATGCGTACTCTTCCGGCATGGCAACTGAACTCAAGGAAATCAAAGGACTGCTTGCTAACCTTCCGGTTCACGCTCTGGAGTTGAATGAGCGCGGATTCGAGAAATTCATACGGACCCCAAGAAGAAGCACGAAGATACTCAACACCAGAAATGGTTAGTTTTGAGCGATCATTATAGTAAGGTAATCATGAAGAGCGAAAAGGCCGGAGCAATGCTTCGGTTTTTTTTTACCTAAATTTGACACATGGCAAGCTGGCAATTCTTTCTGGGTGGCGTTCAAATCGATGAGCCGATAGGGTTCGATAAAATCGAGTTTTCGGCCAAGCGGCTCGAGGGCCACGGCATCGACCAGGCATTCAGCACCGAGATTCAGTTCATCGGCAGTACGGCAAAAATTCTGAAAAGCTATTTTGACCAGCATTATATCAACGAGCCGCTGACATTTGAAATCCTATCAGATGTCAACATCAACGGAACCAACTACATCTTCTCTGGCTTCATCAACTTTGCGATTTACTCGGAAGAGCGCACCTGCGATCAGCCAGGGTGGATGGTCACGGTCGGGATTCTGGAAGACAACTTCCGCGAAAAGTTTCTGGCCCGGCAGGATGCTGAACTAGACCTGACTCGTGAACTAGACCTTGAGGGCAATGCGATTCCGGCTTTGACTTATGATGTCATTCGGATGCACACGCAGCAGCTGTACCTGGTTGCCAAGGCTCGGAATTATAGCCAGCAGAATAGTCCGATTTTTTACGATGGGGTGAATTGGACTCTCCCAGACTTTGCGACCACCGTGCCGGCTTACTATCAGAACAGCGACTTTAAGAGAGTTTTTGGCGATACGTTCGACCCGGTTCAGACCAAGTACAGCAGTACCAACGCGACCTTTGTCAACAACGGGAACTTTGCAAGAGAGATTACCTTTAACATCCAGATTGAGGGTGAGTTTTCGTGGAATCCAATTTCAGGACCACCGGTTATCGGAGATAGTGCCAACGTGGTACTGTCATTCCAGCGATTAAACAGCAGCGGAGTCGAGGTAGAGCGTACCTATCCGGCCATTTCTAATATTTTAGTATGGAATGGTATCGCGTTTTTTGACCCTTTTACTTTTGATGTCATCCAGACCATGACCTGCCAACCGGGAGATCGGGTGTTGGTGTTCATCCAGTGGGGCAGCGGTGGCAATGTGGAGGTCGGTGTCTGGAATGGTGGGCCGCGAGCATTATTTCTGCGAGTAGACAAGTGCTGCCTGAACGTAACCGAACTTAACCAGGATCAGTTCGCCTCAGAGGTCAACGTGCTGAAAGTCGAGAATGCCTTCAGGAGGATTCTGGAGCAAATGGTCGGGGATGCCAACACATTTGTCAGCGACACATTCAACGAGGCCGGAGACGGGTGCTACTGGAACAACGCCATCACCAACGGTCTACTGATTCGTAATGCCCAGACCATCAACCGGGTGGAGGGCGGCTGCAATGACCTCATCGCAAGGCCAATCGGGTACAACAC